TGGTTGATGAGATGTTAGCTGATTTGCATAAAGAAATTATTAAAAGAAACAGATCACTTGGAGAAACAATTCTCTCAAAATTAGAGCTTAATCTTGAAGATGGATCAACTAAATCTGAAAAAGATGATGAGCGTGATGCAGAAAATGATGCAAAAAGCCCTAAGGAAAAGGCTCAAAAAATAGCAGACTTTATCTGGGAGATTTTGGTAGATGAAAAATAATAATCAAAAAATTGCGGAAATCTTTGGAAGATTAGCTACAAAAAATATTGAAGCTTTCAGAACAGGAAGTAATCAAAAAGAGAGAAATTAAAGAACTAGACGAAGCTGTAGACGCAGTCAAGGATATGTATTCAGACGGAAATCTTATCTCTTACCTTGTTATGGGATTATCTAATGATGGCAGTATTGAACAAAATTTTATCGGGTCAAATTTTACTGCCCTGGAAATGATATCTTCAATTTTTCAGGATTTCATTAAAAATGATAAAGAATTAGCAAAGGATATTCTTGAGAGACTTAAATCTGATTTCGATGAAGAGTATCCAGCTGAAGAGGGAGAAGATGACGAAGATTAAATATATTGTTAGTTATACAGATTCTAAAGGCATGAGACAATCTAAAACTACTGATACATATACTGGAGCTAGAAAAGTAGCTGATTATATCAAAGAAAAAGGTGGTGAAGCAAGAGTCTCGATCTTCTTTGATAAGAGTGTAAAGAGTGTATGAAGAAATCCGTGCGAATTACCACTAAGATCCCAGGCTGCAAGCCAGGGAGATTAAAAAGGAAAATTAAATGAGTAAGCTAACCGTTATTCCAGCAGTACTTAAAGGCTACAAAATTAAACTGGTTAAATTTAACGAGGAATATAAGAAAAAATAATCAATTCGATGGTGCGGATTAATTACCTCCTTAAGTAATAGCAATCAGTTAAATGTCATTAACGCAGCCATAGTACCTCAATAACTAATGTGGTGGTCATAGTCTTAAAGTGTATTTCATACCATTTTAACTATTGTATGATCACCAAAAAACAACAGATAAGTGGTGCTAAACTTTTGATTCAGTTAAATGTCATTAACGCAGCCACTAGCTTAAAACTAATAACTATTAGCTATTGAATTTCTACTATTGTAGATTTGGTAAAAGGTAATTTGTATTATCTCCTCACGTTAGTTTTAAGTTGTTTGTCCCTACTGTAGGATTCAGTGCTATGACCTGCAGTGGGGACTTTAATTAAGAGGAAATGAAATGAAAGACAACGAACAATTTATTAAAAAACTAAAAGAGGCAAAAAACTTACTTGAGATCCAAAGTAAAAATGTTACAGATGAATATATGAAAGGTCTCTATAATGGGATGGAGCTAATTCTATCAATTTTTGAGTCTCGTGAGCCAATATATTGGTCGAAAAAAGAGGTAGAAAATGATAAAAAGGACAGACTACTGGAACTTTACGACATGGCCGAACCGCCAATGTTTGAGACGTTAGCTAGAGGCAAACATTCCGGCTATGAATTCTTCATTGTATGGTGCTCTAGCCACCCGAATGCATATATTAAAATTCCGGAAGGCCACCCATTTTACAAGAAAGATTACACCAATATAGATGATAAGTGTATAGTCTACGGAGGTTTTACATTCAGCGGGGAAGATCTAGACAAGAGATACGGATTACCAGAGGGGTGGTATTTAGGGTGGGATTACGCCCACTCCACTGACTTCATAAATCTCCCCGGGTATTTTATAGGGGGTTTCAAGTGTGCAATAAAAAACATAGAAACAGTTTGTAAAAAGGTAATCGACAACATAATAAAGGAGGCAGAATGAGCAGAACAAACAGACTTTTGGCTGGGATGTTAAACCAAGCGGTAACTGGCCGAAAATTCCATGGCCCAGACGGAATGGAATTATACGCAAGCATATCTCAGCCACCAATAAAAGTAATAGATAAGCACGGCACGGATGACGAAATGGAATGGACAGTAGAGTGCCCGAATTGCGGCGCTCACAAGAAATACGGAACGCAAGTGTTTATGATTAGCGGACGAATATACTGCGACGCAAATGGTTGTAGGGAGAAATTGGAGGCAAAATGACATACACAGGACACAAAACTAAAACAATGTCTAATGGAGAAAATATCGTTGACTACATCATGCCAACGATTATCCAGGAGAGTATGTTTCATAGAGGTATTCCAATACCCTCAAGAGAGCAGGTAGCACTTGTGGTTAGAGCGTTAAGAATGCACCCTTTATTAGCATACGCCTCTGGATATGACTATTCAGAACTGTCTAAGCCTGATGAGGTTACTAAATTCTATCCAGAAATATCTAGTATTGGCAGATTCTTCCGAGACGCTCCGTTAGAGGTGTTAGATGAATATGAGATAAAGGAGAAAAACACTAATGACAAGTAACCTAAGTAAAGAAGCCTTCATAAAATTAGCAGCAGCTTTTTCTAATCAAGAGAATTATGAAAAGGAGCTAAGTAATAATCTCGAAACTATAAATGAAAAATACAAAGTCTACATGGGATTTGTTGGCTTTCCTAGCGCTTCTGACTTGATCATGGACGTAGTACTAGATCTCCTCGGCGAGGATTTCAGCTATTATTTTTATGACTGCAATGAAAGCTTTGATAAGTTTAATAAAAACACTACCTTAGCGGACGGTACTCACCCAACCGTTAAGGACTTTGGTGAACTCTGGGAGTTTAGCCAAAAAACATGGGGGTGATTCAAAAATGAAATACTATACATCTGATTTACACTTATTTCACAAAAACATTATTGAATACGAAAATAGACCATTTAGCTCCATCGAAGAGATGAATAATACGATAATCGACAACATTAACTATCGATTATCTCCTGATGACGAACTTTATATCCTAGGTGATTTTACATTAAGTAAGACCCCACGCAGAGTTAGTAAGTTAATTAAAAGAATTAAATGTAAAAAGCATTTGATCATAGGCAATCACGATCACTTCACTAGAGACGAAAGCCTTTGTAGTCTATTCGATTCAGTACACCGTTACCTAGAGATAGATGATGGTGACTGGAGAGTTATTCTGTTCCATTACCCGATTCAGAACTGGAATCTTAAAAGATACGGTTCAATCCATCTATATGGACACGTCCATTCTAAAGAAGAATTACAATTAAAAGAAGTTAACGCATTCAATGTTGGGGTAGATGTGAATAACTTCATGCCTGTAACCATAGAAGAGCTACTTGAAAAAGAGAGGAAAATGAATGGATATCCTACTACCGAATGAAGCTGATTTGAGCTATGAGGATCTACTTGTTATTAAATCTGCGCTACAAATACACAGTCAACAGGCTCAAGAGGCTTTGTTTAAAATCAATCATTTAATTAAATCAAGTGAAGAGGAACAATAATGTTACCAACAAAATCGACATTTGATGAATATACAATGGAGCATGGGGATGAGGATTAGTAAGTGGCTTGAGAGTCAAGACAAAAAAGAGCCTAGATATTTCTGCCCCAATTGTCTTCAATTGTTTAGGACTGGTAAATTCAGTAGATTCGACTTAAATATCTATGATGATGTTTGTCCATATTGTGGAGCGATTGGATGTAGTTTTAAAGAATTAGCAAAGGAATATAAAGAGTTGGTGATTATATATATGGAGAAGAAAAAATGAGACGAATCCCAAAATGTAATTCAGAGCATAGCTTATATGAGCAGATAGCTCGATATTTGCAATTACAATACCCAGATGTGATCTATCGCTTTGATATTGCAGCTGATCTCAAATTGACACCTGGCCAAGCAGCGAAACACAAGAGACTACATCAGGAAAGGGGCTATCCAGATCTACTCATTGCACGCCATGGCGAGGTTGTTTTCGGACCTTGCAATGACCGAAGATTAGTTTACGGACTTTACATTGAAATTAAAAAAGATGGCACAAAATTAAAACGCGATAAAGATGCAAAAAAGATCTTGAAAGGCGACACTAAAATTCGCAAAAAGGGAGATTGGTTTGATAAACATATTGAAGAACAGGCTGAGATGCTTGAAAAACTACGTGAGAGGGGTTACAGAGCTGAATTTGGGGTTGGGCTTGATGAATGTAAAAAGATAATTGATGAACACCTGAGAAGTACACGATGGTAAACGCTAAAATGCATACTGGATGTTCTTGTTATCAATGCAGAAAAGGCAGAGACAAGAGAGTTCGTAAAATTTATCATCGTAAACTTCGGAAGAAGCAAAAGAGGCAAATTAAGAAGCTAGGTGATATTAAAGACGCAATTATAAGTATAGGATATACAGATTAAGAGATATAATGAAAACTATCAACTCACGTAAAATACTATCATTAGTGGACACGTACCAAGAGTATCCAATACCACGAATTTTTGGTGATGATCATTATTACACGTTTATACATGGTAGTCTTTATGGACTTTTCTGTCTACAAGACAAGAGGACGGTTAATTTATTGGGTATTAATAACAGTAAAATGCATAACGGTCAGTTTTTAAAATTCATTGAACTACTTGAGAAGTTTACGAGAGAAAATAATCTCAAATTTATGATTGGAGAATTATTCAACTCTAGATTAGATGATTGGTTTGCTCGTAGAGGATATCAGAAAGATCATGATAATCGAATCTATAATCCTAACTCTAGTATTACTAATGTGCTAAAATAACATTGGAAAACAAAAAATCTTTTTCATATTTTTTCTAAACTCGAGATAGCCCCAAGTTGAGAGGGGACTATTTTTGTTGTGGTTATTTTAAGTGTTTAGCTTTATACTTAATTTAAGTGGGAGAACATTCATAAGGGGGTGATTATATGCTTAACCAACACCATCTACTTTGGCAGAGACGTTGGTATGATACTGGATATTGTAGGTCTCTTAGAAATCTTCCTTACACTAAGGTAAAGCTCGATAAGAAGCTACATAAGGCTCTACATGAGGAAATATCCGGAGTTCCAATTCCAACAGGAGCAACAGCTAAGAAGATTTATTATGCTATCCTAAATGGTCTTATTATGGAGAAAATTCATATTGATGATAAGCCTTCTGATAGGATTGCGTTCATAATGGATCTCTTATCTACGGCTGATAAGCAGACGTATGTGGCACTTAAAACACAATATGTTTTTCTAAAAAGGAGGGGGTTATGAGGTTACATATCTTGGTTGAAGTTACAATTTCTGAAACAAGTGTTAACGTATTACGCCAGAAATTACTTGGTTTCAACGCTAAGTTAGAAAAAGACGTATATGGTGGTGATATGCTTGGATATAACTACACAATCCATTTTAATGGTGACCACGAAATAGGGTTGTCTGTGATGGATATTGTGGATGAGTATCACCACAATTACCTTGTTGCATACCTTGCAGATAGCACTGGTATCACCCAACTACTCAAGATTGAGTAGCGTTAAGCCCCGAATCTTGGGGCTTTTTTCTGATATAATTAAAGAGAAGAACTAGAGGTGATCACGGTTCTTTGTCAATAAGTCGTATATTGAGTACTAGATTCTACGTGTAGTCATCGTCCTGCACCGACATATACGCAAGACCGAATACTCTTCGGAGTATTCATATAGTGGAATAGCTCAGCGGGCTAGAGCAGTCGGCTTATATCCGACAGACCATTGGTTCGAATCCAATTTCCACCACCAAGTCTAATAATTATTAGCAATTTCTACTATGGTAGATCACGACCATCGTTCTCGGGTTCTAGTAGAGAGCATACATGTACAAGTAGCAATTAACCTCTTCGGAGGTTTTTTGTTGGTGACATTTATATCACAAACATAAGATATAACATTTCCTAAAATATGATATAACATTTTTCGTATTCTATACTCTGTTAAATGATAGTTTTTTAAAAAACAAGATTTAACAATTACGTAAATAAGATTTAACAAAAAACCATTTCCGTCAAGTCACGAAAAAGGTCTTTTTCATCGCTTGTAAGAAATAATGTTTCATTCTATAATGAATGCGAGGAAAGATTTTTCTTTCCTACTCTGGGCTTGTCATGAGAACTCTCCAATTAGGGGAGTTTTTATGTTGGCGAAGTCGATACCTTGCTATTTTAGATGTTTTATGATTTAATCTAAATTGGAATATCTTTTACAAATATCTAATCGGGATTGTGGTATCCGCAATCGGCATAAGTCTCTTACGAAAGTAGGAGATTTATGTTTTTTAACTTAATCAAATCAGCTTCAAAAAGAAATGTTGTATAAAATATTTGTACAATTTATAAAATTTCTGTTAAAATATACATTGACAACGTCAATAAAAACAAAAATAAATAAGTTCTTTAAGTGATAAAAAATAGAGCTTCACAGCTATCTTTTTATTTTAGGTAAGTGTAATAAAAATATATCCGTGCAGCGCTAGTAACTGCACGGAAAATGAATAGATTTCGAGCCTATTCTTCTACATGAATGAGATTCGGTTCAACGACCGGATCTTTTTCATTATCTTCTACCCAAAAGTGAAAGAATTTTCCTTTTTTTGGATAAATAATTTGACCGTTCTTCTTTATATAACGGCAGAATACTTCTTTCATATAGAAATACTCCTTTCTATCTTGTTAAATTACTCTGGGCCTGTCCCAGTAGCCTGGTACATTTTCTTTTTTATTTTCAAGTGTTTATCTTCTAAAAAGAACTAGCATTTTAATTGATGCCACTCTAGTAATAAAAAAGTCCTGTACCAGTATGAGGCTTAGGCGATTTATTCTAGCATTGGCTACTAGACGGCTGTTTGGAACCTACGCCTCATATTGACACGGGACTAACCAAATTTTTAATAAATCTTCACTTCCATGCCAGCCGTGGCATAAAGTTCACCTCCAAAATTTAATAAAACTTTAGACTACGGTTATTATAACATAGTTATTCCAAGTATAAGAATTTTCCACAGTTATTTTTCTCCAGATTATTAAAAAGCCCTACCTCTATTCAACCAACGATTGATTATACTAACGCTTATGTTATAAAAACCAAACATTATTTGTCTGGTATAATATAAGCGAAATACACGGGAGAGCCGTATTTTTTATTTGGAAAATTATGAAGAAAATTTCTGAAGGTAAGATAAAAGATAAACTATCAAAAAAGATTACTGACTCACGTAGGCTTAAATTTCTTGAATTATACTTAACTCCTGGCACAAAATATTTCAATAATGGATATCAATCTGCAATCAAGGCTGGTTTTTCTGAAAATACCGCTGTAACTATTCTAAATAAATACAAGTGGGTTACTGATGGCATTAAAATGATTCGTGGCAATTCTATTGACACTCAAGTTTTAGCAGAAAAATCTCGTAGAGTTTTGTCAAAATCTCTTGACTCTGATGACCCTAAAATCGCACAGGATACTGCTAAATTTGTTTCGTCTCATATTGATCCGGACTTTATTCAGAAACAGGAGGTTAATCTTCAATTACCAAATCCAATTTACGGTGGTAAATCTAAAGATTCAGATATTAAAAAAGAGGACGAATAATAAATGAAGTTTAAGAATACTACTGCAACAAAGAAAGTATTCTCTCTCAAAAAGCGCATTCGGGCTATTTGTGGTGGAACTTCTGCCAGTAAAACTATATCTATTTTAATTTGGCTTATAGATTACGCCCAAAGTCATAAGAGTAAGAATATCTGGGTAGTATCAGAAAGCATGCCACATCTAAAAGGTGGAGCTATTGAGGACTTTAAAAATATCATGCAGGGTCAAGGGTACTGGGTTGAATCTAGATGGCATGGAACGGATTATGTTTATACATTTGAAACCGGTTCAACCATTAAATTTACCTCAGTTGACACATACGGAAAAGCACACGGCCCAAGGCGTGATGTTCTGTTTCTAAATGAATGTAATAACTTAGCGTATAACATCGTTGATCAGCTTATTACTCGTACTCGTGAAGTGGTCTGGATTGACTGGAACCCGACCTCAGAATTTTGGTTTTATGAGAAAATGCTCGGGAAGCGAGATGACATTGATTTTATTACATTAACCTATAAAGACAATGAAGCGCTAGATCAGAACACGATTCAAGAAATTGAAAGCCATAAAGATAATAAGAACTGGTGGCGAGTTTATGGCGAGGGAAAAATCGGCGAAGTTGAAGGTCGTATCTATACAGGCTGGCAAATCATCAAAGATATACCCTTTGAAGCACGTCTTGAAGGTTATGGACTTGATTATGGGTATTCTATCGATCCTACTGCTATTGTCGCAGTCTATTACTACAATGGTGGATATATTCTCGATGAAGTACTATATCGAAAAGGCATGTCCAATAAGCAAATTGCAGACGTCTTAAATAGTCTCCCGTATGGGTTGGTTGTCGCCGATTCGGCTGAACCTAAGAGTAATGACGAAATAAAAAGCTATGGAGTGAATTTAATCCCAGTAACTAAAGGTAAGGATAGTATTAAGCAAGGTATTCAATATGTACAAGATCAGAAAATCTCAGTTACTGAACGAAGTATCAATCTAATTAAAGAGTATCGGAATTACCTATGGAAAACCGATAAAAACGGTCAGATTATTAATGAACCAGAGGGTGGTCTTGACCATGCTCTTGATGCAGTTAGATATAGATTATCAAGTATGAGGCCTCAAAGAGAGGTTAAAAAGAGCTATAAGAGTAATAATTCGAGGTCGGTATGGTAAATAAAAAGAATGGCCAAATGTGTGATGACGAACTTATTTTTGGCAGATATAACAAGCAGGTAGACTATCGTAATGGGCAAGTCTCTCAAGTGGTGGAATACAAGACTGAATCGATCATGCCCACCAACCCAACGAATATTGATTTACCAGTAGAAACTCTTAAGGATATGATTTATGAGGGTATAGGTGGTGGATATAAGAGTGTTGGGGTCGAGATTGAATTTAGTGGTGATCATAAAATCAAATTGGTACGAAAAAACTTCGTCAGAAAGCTGGAAGAACAAAAATAGACCGAAAATCGGTCTATTTTCTTTACGGGCTAGGCTGCAGTTGCAGAGATCCAGCCCTTCTTTTTCTTTTCTTCTTCTTTATCTCTGAAGTATTTATTGTAAAGAGAATTATCGTCTTTACTTTCTTCTTCAGGGTTTTCGATTTTTGTTTTAGTTGGATCGTAAGTCCAATCCTTTTGCTTAGCAGCTTCGTATTCGATTGGTTTGAACTTGATGCCTTCAGTTACAGCACCAGCGCGTACGGCCTCGTCTGCTTGCTCCTGAGCGTGTCTGACAGCGTCTTTTCCTGCAGAGATAATCGCATCGGTGCTAAGGTTCTGTGCATCAGCTTTCTTGCGTTCGAGTTCTGCGACCTTATCCCAGTAACCAGAGCGTTTACCGGCGAAGTACTCTTTTGCGGATTGCTTCTGGCGTTCACGTTCTGTTAAGATATCATTCTTCTTATTGCGATAATCTAAATTCTGGCGGTTGAAGTTGGTTTCTTGCTCTCTTGCGTTCTCGGCATTATTGTCTTCAATAGTAGATCGTACTTTCTCGGCTGCACGAGCTAGCATGGTTGGGACTGTATGTTGTGCCATTGAGGAGCTACCTGCGCCACTACGTGCAAAATAACGTGCATAAGCATCGCGTTGAGTCTTGAAATCATCATTAGCTACATCAATTTGCCTACGGCGGTTGCCTAAACGCTGGCTACGAGCAGTCTCGTGATCCTCTTGAATCTGTTTCCAGTTATTCTCAAGGTTATTACTTGAACGGTTGTAGTCATTATCAATGTTTGCATATTTATTGCGCTCCGCTTCGTCAATACGCTTCAACTCGTTTGGCATTAATCCAAGACTCTCGTTAACTAGCGCAAGATTACGAGCTGTATTCTGAGCACCGTCAGTGCCAGACTTGACAACTGGGCCATCACTACCATTTTTTGGCGAATTTGCATCCAAATATTTTTTATATGAATCAATCCACCATGGATTCAAGGTACGGTTAACTGTGGAGGCGTTATATCCATTTGACATTTTTTCTCGAATGTCTGGCGCACGGAACCATCCTCTATCTACTTTTTCTCCAGTTAAGAAGTTTCTGTCGAGGTTCATATCATCACCAACAACATTTAAGAGAGCTTGGGCTTCGCTTCGCTTAATATCAGACGGGTGATTATTAGCGTGATATTGTAGATATTGACGATATGACATATTATTATTCATTATCTTTTCCTTATCTTTGACATTTATGGACGATGATGTTATAATAAGCAATATCTTAATTATATTTTTATGCGTAAAATACTTAATCTAGCTAAAAATAAAATCTTTTTAACCATTACAGTGCTAGTCGTTGTCCTTGCTGCTATTAATTTCCGGAATATTCTATGGGGGTATTACAAATTAATAGATTATAAGGTATGCCAACCGGCTGAGGAATTTTATTATGACCAGGAGGTGACTTATGATAATACTCAATTTGAGGGGTATTTTAAGCTATTAAATAATCCAGAAGCTGGATCTAGGCGCTATTGTTGGTCTTATCGAGAAGAGAAAAATAATCTGGAAACCCTTAAAGAACCAGTGGCTTCGAAGTTAATTGTTGGCACTAATAGACATAAAGACCCTGAATTAATTAAACTTGCTAAACAGGCTGGTATTAAGCAGGACCTAACTTATGAACCAGTGAGTATGTACTACGTTGATTCCTATGATGATTCTTTGTGGTGGGTAGGAGGTCAATATAGTAACTTCAAGAAGGCTATAACTGTTCGGAGAGATGCGAGAAATAAGCAAACATTGATAGCTCATGAGTATCTTCATCATGTATGGTATCGTGATAACCTGGAATCTGATACAAGATTAGTTTCTGAATTAACAGATTTTTTTAATAAAACAGAAACGCTACAAGAGAGAATGTCTACGTATGATCAAAAGGAACCTACAGAGTTCTTTAGTTATGGCTGTACTGAGTGGTCTGACCGTTATCTGACACCTTATATAGTTTCTCAATGCAATAAATATATTACACGTTCAGTTCTTAGGATGACATATTGATTATTACAATATCATCGTCCATAAATTGTTAATATGATATGCATCATGAGAAGATTTATAAATATTATAATAGGGAGAGACAAATGCCTTATCGTTCTCAGAAAATATTAACCTTAATAAGATATATCTTCTGCATCCCGCTGTCTTTAATTGTCGCTTTTATTGCTCAGGCTATTCTTGTTTTTATCTCTAATATAGGTCTCTATTATTCTGGCATAGATCCAAATAGTATAGTGGCCCAACTATATAAATTATTTATTGAGGTTATTAGAATGGGAGTTCTATCCAGTATGTTTGTTTATTTGAGCCAGTATTTTGCTCCAAACAATAAACATACTATTGGGATCATAGCTCTTTGCATATCAGTATCCTTGTTATCTATTATAGGATTCTTTGATTTAGCTACAGGAGCGTTTAATGTAGTAATTTTACTTTCTTTAGCTTGCGGGTTTATTGGGGCTGGTATCGGATATAGATTTAGTAACATATACCTTAATAATACTCATGAATCTTCTCATGATGCTTAATTTACTATTTCACCATTTATAGTCTGTGAAATCGGTTCGACTATATAAGGGGGATTACTCCCCCTTGCCTTAGGCTGCGCTCTTCAATGCGAAGATACCAGATTTGCGCTGGTTAAACACGAATGCATCGAATACAACACGACCATTAACATAGAAGCCAGAAGCGGTTTCTTTGAATGGACCTTGGTTGTAATCTGCAAGGTGCTTTGGAGCAGCTGCGGCTGATTCGTGAGTCAAAACACAGGTAAATTTGGTTGGTAGATAGTCGTCTGGAACTTCAATGATTAGACAGCCATCAATCATGCCATAGTTGCCTGTGCGACGAGAATGTGCGCTGAGTTCAGATGGGATAGTGAATTTAGGATCAAGCTTGATCTTAGCAAATTCAGTAGCACCAAAGAACGCTACACGACCAACACGAGGAACTTTAGCATTAGTTTGTTTAACCATGAGTGAACTAAATGTCTCATATGCATCTGCATTAGTAGTAGCCTTCACGACTGCAGCAGCGGCATTAGCAAGAACGCTGAGGTTGTGTTTGTCGATAGTTGGGACGACCTCTTGTGAAATTTCTTCTTTCATAACTTCACGAGCGTCGAGGGAACCATCAGCTGCGAAATGAGCGTCAGCTTTATCGATACTCATAGCGAAGTACATATCTTTACTTGCGGTTACAGTCTGGACTTCATTTTCTGCGTCCTTATATTCGTAACCAAAGCTAGTACCATTAGCTGATTTGCGGACTGAATAATCACGCAAAGCCTGGGTTTTTGTTGAAAAGATTTGGAATGATTTGGTTGTGCCACCAATCACTTGATATTTGCCTTTAAATGCTGGAGCGGTTAAGCTCTCAAGCTTATAAGTAGCATCAAGAACCTTGGAATAAGCACTTGGTAAATTAACTGCCATAGTTATATTCTCCTTTAGATATTAGATATTGAGTACGCTTCTAACAAAGTCTTCCTCAGTTTGTTCGCCCTTGACGATTGAATTACTCCTAGGGTAGGGATTGTAAGATACGTTTGTTTGTTTGCTTTTAGTGTTAGTTTTACGAGCATTGCTAGCTTTTTCACCCTGCATAACTCCTAATCGATAGATCTGGCCAATACTTTCTAAGAATGGTTGTAATCTGACCGTAGCACTGATAACTTCACCGTCATTTCCACGTCTCACATGAGCAACATCTTCATACATCTCAAGAATACCGTTAGCAAGATCTGGATTAAAATCTGGATTGGAGCTATCAAAGAGTTCTGGATACGCTAGTTTGGCGTTCTCCGTTGCTAAAACCTGCTCGTAACGAGTTTCAGCAATCGTCTCGATTTCAGCTTTTCGTGAATTTTGAGCTTCTATTAGTCGCATACGAGCCTCAATAGCAGCGTCAGCTTCGCTGATATTCTCATCTTGCGACATAATATAGTTTGTTAACTCTTCCACTGTAGGCAACTGCAGTTCTTGGTACTGTGAGATCTCAGACTTTAAGCGGTTAAGCTCTGCAACGCTATCTCGAATCTCTTGGTTTAAGCGATCTTTACGTTCTTCACCTCGAGATTTAGATTGGTCGGCATCGTCTTCTTTCTCTTGCCCTTGTTCTTCTTTAGTGTCTTCTGATTCTTCTGCTGATTCAGAAAAAACTTCGTTTAGAGCTTTGTCTAATTCATCGCCTTCCGAACTATTGGCGATAGTGTCATTATTTTGAGTAGTCGATGATTCCACTCCAGCTTCCGCACTAGGAGCTGATAAATTTACATCCGTGTTATCCATACAATCCTTTCGGGTTACTTTTACGCTGTACGTAGCGAGACGCAGGTCTCTGGACTAAGACCCTAACGAGCGTACCAACCAGTGATAAATAAGAAGGCTATATCAAAGATACGTTGATACGCTAATTAGGAGCCTACTCCACTATATTCATACGCTTTTCCACCTCTCCTTTAATTCGCAATAAATGATTTTTAACTATTTTGAGTGCGGCGATTTGTCGGATAATAACCTCTGGATCTCTTAAATCTAGCTGCAACCTATCTATGGAATCACATTTTTTAATTTCTTCATCCACGTAAGCTTGAGTCCACTCTAGGATTGGTTTTTCTAAGCTGAGACGTGTCTTTAATTCTTTTTCTTTGGTCTCCTGTTCCTTAGATTTCTGGATCGGGCTTCGTCTTGGATTGTTTGGATACGGATTCATTTATTACTCCTTAAAAATTCATCAACTTCCTCTGGTGAACCACCTTGCGCTAAGTAGGCCGCAACACCTTGAGCTTGCTCTTCTGTTAAACCATTTTGTATGAGTTCTGCTATTAATTCAGGATTAATCTGAGCTTGATTATTGTTCTGTTTTTGTTCGGCGTTTACCTCAGATTGAGCTTCTGGTTGGCTTATATTCGCTTGTTCTGGGGCTTGCTCCTGTGGTTGCAGTGGATTAATCATTGCGGTTGAGCCTTCAATGGCCTCCGGGCTAGTTTCATCTTCTTCAGATACTTTTGGTGCGATCTCTTCTGCATCAGGAACACCAGAACGTTTTACAATCTGATAAACAAGCGGAGCTATCTTGAGATATTTCTCCATTTGGTCTCCCGATTCAAGACGGATTTGGAGAAGATCTTTAAGCGTCTCAAGTTGTTCGTGATCGTTATCCAGCTTAGAGCTTGAAGCATCTACCTTAAATTTGACCAAAAGATTTTTTAGATCTGAGTATTTAATGGTCTCTTCAGTGAGTCTAAACTCAGGATCAATTTTTCGCTTGGTCTCAATAAATCGTTGCGAAAGCGGTACTACTTGGTCGATTTCGGCTTGATAATGAGCAGCAATATGGAGATTAAGCATAGTTTCAAGAATCTCTCCAAACCACTCTTCGAATTGGCCACGAAGATAATTATCAGCAATATTAATACGATCTTGTTGGGCATTGACACCAGCAGGAGTCTTAGAGAATCCAGGGTTCCCAACTTCAGCTGAAATTGAAGTATCACCATTATTTGTGATATTTAAGATATTACTCTTTAGAATGCCCTGTACCGTAGGGAAGGTATTAATAAGCGTGTTGTCAGTCTGTACGATAGCGGCATCAGCGTTAGGATCACTCCCTAAATCCCAAACCGCATATGGTTCATACACGATACTTTCCGTATTTACATTGCCACGAATTTTAGTTGGTGGGGCAGATTTAAGCCCAACTTGGAACTGATAATTTTGATGGTGGATATCGAGCATATCCTGCAGTCTTCGAGTAAGACGAATAGCCGATAATCCTAGTGGGTTCTTGCCATCTGGATCGTAATAAGCATAAATAATTGGGATTTTGCCACTAGGGTCGATATTTTTCCATTCTCTTACTATTTCTCCGGTATCTGGATCAAAAGTATAGAAAACATTATCTACACCCCTCTGGAATACACAGACAAGCTTAATAAATTCAGCTTGTTCAGTCTCCGTAATAGAAATATCTGTATCTTTGGTAGTAGTTTTTTCTTGTAATTCTTCAAGCTTTTTGAGATTCCAAGTAGTTTTATAATCCTTATCTTTAGCAAGCTCTTTTTCGTTATAGATGATATTCTTAATGTCACTTTTTGTGTACCAAGTGTTTAAGAAGATGTAATTACAGTCTTTAGCATTAGTTTTTCCTGGCTCTAGATATACATCTTGAATATCTACAATTGTGAAATCAGCGCCAAAATAATTATCTTCATTACGAATAAAGACTAATGCTGGTTGAGAACCGTATATAAGCATATTACGTACGACAGATAGACATTTTGTTTTAACTGACCCCCCAGTCGTAGCGTTTGGTAAAATAACATTGTCCACTACTTCATTAAGGAGCTCAGATAATTCAGAGCTTTTGTCGTCCAAGATAACTTTACCAGTAGGATTCTTTTGGACGATCGCTTTTGGTCTTGTCTCAATAAATGAAGCTGTAGTTGCATCAGTTACATCTGGATTGCCTTCTTTGACATTTTTAGGCTCAGCATTAGCAATACGTTCAAACTCAGAAAAATCCTTGAAAAAACCAGCCATCTTATTTTTGGCTTGCTCATATTCCTGTTTAAGATTTTCTGGCTCTATATAAGAAAAAGACACCCGTTTTTCCTTTCACATATTTATAAATATGTAAGAGCCGGTATTTGGGTGTCTTACTTTTACTGTATTATATCACAACTTACTACAAAACGTATTATATCTTAGTCAATACAGTACTCGACGATTATATGCCAATAAACTGTCTTTTTAAGTTCATTGCCGATCTGAACTGCTATGGTTCTATTATCCTCAAGGAAATAATAACCACCATACCAATCAACACTATTCCCATTGAATAACCACGGGACCATGCGCCACGCCTGACCAGCCCCTTGGTTCTTAACCATCATCTCCGATCTCACGATTACCGTGAACTTTTCGAACGGAATACTTGTAGGTACATTACCAGTGCCAGTAATTACTTTACGATAGACTTTTCGATTGTCTATCCAAGTACCAATCTCAACTCGATCTTTAGAGTAAGCTCCTTTGATTTTTGTTAGCGGGATTGAATTATCGAGGAGTTTTCTCCCATCCAATGAGTTGTCAGCAATCTTGTCGTTATTGATGGAGTTATGTGCAATCTTAGTTGCTGTCACGCTCCCATCTGGGATTTTTGATAAATCTACAACGCCGTCCTTGAGAGTGCCGTCATCATTTAGAGTATTTTTTAGTCCTTGAATTAGCTTATTACGTCCTCCTGCAGTCTCAGTGGCGACCAGATGGGTTCTATCTACTGGGTAATCTCTGTCTACGCCAGCTGTAAGTTCTAGATTTTCAAGGTTACGATTATTTTTAGTGCCAATCCAGTCCGTTTCGGATCCACTAATAGGGTTTCCAGATGAGTCGACTTCATACACAACAAATGAACATTCTCTAGCCCATCCAGCAAGAGCCTCGCACGAAAATAGACCAGAACCGGTAGCATGGGGTTCAGTCAATCTAGCGACCTGTGGTCGCTTTCCTTGTTCTGATGCGAATAATAAATTAGACATTTTTCTCACCTTTCTTTTTTAGTAACTTAAAAATCAGTAAAATTTGTGAACCTAATGTCGCTAAAATACTGGCAAGTGCAGTTCCGAACGCGGTCATATTCTTGTCATTAAGGCTCATAATAGCAAGCACAACTTGTGGAGTGATGGCAGAGCCAAGGAGTAGAAAATCTCCAATTAAATATGCAATGATCTTAGTTTTATTACTAAACTCAAAGCCCGATCCAGCCTCTGCGATAACTTCAGTTGAAGCGTTAGCTAGTCTCATGTATTCTTCATTGATTTTGCTAATTTGCTCATCAGTTAGTGTAGGTTTCATAGGTTTTATCTCCTTATTCTCCTTTTCTTCGACTTTCTGCTCGTCTTTGTTGATATTTTCCGTTTTATTTTCTTCCATTTGTTTCTCCTTTTCTTGTGAATTTTCATTAGGCGTTTCTGGCGTTGGCTCAGGCTTAGGTGGCTCAACTGGTTGTTCTGGTTGCTTTGACAATTCTTGCGGTATCTCAGTAGGTTTTTCAACAGGTTTGCCAACTCCTTTGTCTACAAGAGATTGGATAACGCGCCAATCATAACCTGCACTAGTTAAACGGTTGATACGGTCTTGACCGTTGCCCCATTTATTTTGCCAGACTTCGGCTGCGATTTCTTCGTTAGGTTTTAGTTGTGGTGGATTGACCCACTCAACTACACGAGTAGTATTCATCGTTTCAGTCCAGCCTGCATAAGCAACACTATAAATACGAGAGACAGTATCGATAGTAGTATTTAATTCGCCTTCAAAATAATCGAAAAATGGTTTACGAGTATATGGGCTTGACCAAATCTGAATACGGTTCCCAGTACGCTTAGCAATAGCCACATGACCATAGTTCTTATAACCGCCAGTCCACCAAATAGGGACAAAACATCCATCTGGAAGATCTCGATCGTAATGCTTAGTATTATTCCAACTCCATGCAATTTGAGCAGACTCTGCGAAAGGAGCGACATTGAACACCCTTTGAGCCACAGCAAGACACCACAAGAGCCAGCTTGTCAGAGGTTTACCCTGATCATAAACGACTAACTTTTTGTCATCTAGGTTAGGATATAGTGTTTGCTTCCAGCTCATTTTAGCTCCTTAAACATTAAGATTATAAATAGCGCCCCAATAACGAGATATGAGATCAATGCTTGGATAAAATATCCCTTTAAGGTTATAAATAGCCAGAATAAAATGTTAAATAACATTATCCCTCCCCAAGTTAAAACTGATAACCAATTCGTCTTTTTCATCGATGAACCCCATCGATAACTACGAATTTCAAAATTGCACTAAGAACTGCCATCACGATTGCCCAAACAATTTTGGCTTGATTTTCTTCGAGCTTATGAAGTCTATTGGATCGGTCTGTGGCTCGTTCTTCTAGAACTGTAACTCGTTGAGAAATAACATTATATGTATCAACTTTATGATTTACCTCATTTACAAGATCCCCGATATTTTTAATATCTGCTTCCATTTTGCCAAGTTTCTGATATAGGGCTGAATCGTTATTCATCACCCACTCCTTTTTCCGGTAAATATCCAATTGGTACGTGTCTAACTCTGATTTTGTGGACGCCGTAACGAATAGCTCCTTGAGTTGAAATTTCCACGCTAACCCATTTCAAATCTTTATTAATTTTTAATACTATATTCTTCGTTTCTGTGGTTCTTTCCTGACTAAAAGGTCTAGTCCTACCCCAACCGAGATCTTTCAGTGATGGAAAGTTGAATTTATCACCCCATCCCAAAATCTTTGTTTGGTTTCTGAACTTCTTTCTAACCACTTTTTGTATCTCTCGTCTTCTAGTAAAACCGCGAACGATTACTGTAATATCACCGATAGGGTCGATTAAATCTACTGAGACTGTAAGAACTCTCGAATAGTCATTTTGTTTCGAGAAATATACTTTCGAGGTCTTCACTTTGGTTTCGAATGTTTTATCAACATCAATAGCCATTGCATCGTAATCAAATTCACAGACTCTATTATTCACGATAGCAAGTTGATGAGTTTTACCATCATTAGATCCGTAATGTAGTAAAAACTTAGCTGGAACCATCCATGGCAACATCCAAGCTCCACCACGATCTAGATCCTGTAGCCAAATTTGATTATTTTCGTTAGTTCCTACTGGTAGTGCCCAAATTAATTTGCCGTCATAAACAATACCAGACGCTTTTGACAGATTCTTGGCGTTTAATTTCTCAAAGTCTTTTGAAATTGTAGCAGATGACTTTGTTGTTGAAAGAATACTTTGAATATTAGGTTGTGTACCGGTAGTAAATACGCCATTTTTAGATAGATAATGTAGGCTCTCTTGATATTTAAGAATGGCATTTGGAGCATCCGTTCCTTCTCGACCATTAGCATCTTGTACTTCTACACTAGGTACTGGAACATTCATAATTTCAATATTTTTAAAGATCAGATGTTTCATTGAACCGAATCCGTTAGTTCCTTGCAAAAAGACTGTTGGAACTGGATCACCCTTACCAGTACGAAAATCTACAACGGCATTAGGAAGATCTTTTCCACCAGGTGCTATATCTATCCAACCACCACCTGAGTAAGAGAAGTTCAAGGCTGTTTTTGGTGTGCCTCCGTCGTAATAAATACGCCATGGATTATTGATGTCGCCTAGAACATAGACCGTTCCGTTGATATTTACACCTCGTCTTCCTACGATACCTTCTGACGTATCTGTTTCTGGAACTGTTGTACCAGGTTGTGCAAACATAACACCAGTATCGGTAAATTTAAAGCTTCCACTACCGTCATTTGCTACATCTGCAAGATATTGCTCTTTTCCCGTTTCACTTCCTACGTAAATAATAAATCTTTGTACATTAGGATCACTACATTTCCATTCAAGCGTGATTGACTGTTTTCCAGCTTCCCAGTTATTACGCTCCCTATCTACTCTTTGTGCAGTAAAGTATACTGGTTTTGTTTCACCGTAGGATTGTGAGGTAATGCCATATCTTAAAACTACACCGCCATCAGTCAATCCAGTTTTAGTAATTTTTAGATCTGTTGGTTGTGTTAATTTCTCAAATTTCTTTACGGTTTTGGTCGAGAAGTCGAAGAAATGAGTTTTATTAATACCATTAAAAATTAGACATTTTTGATCAGTCTGACAGAAATTATACTCAGCATCAATTGCCTCTCCAGTATATTCAATGCCTTCCGCCTTTTGCCACTTGTTCCCATCCTTAGCATAATAAACATACGCTTTTTTAGTTTTAGGATCACGCTGGACGGATAACAGATAATTTACTGGCCATCCGTTTTCGACTGCTACGACTTCAGTAATCCCTATAATCTCATTTTCCGGTTGCACTCCATAAAGCTTCAAACCTGGTCTAGGTTCTACTACACCGTCTTGAGTAAGCCAAACATTAAGGCTTTCATCTAATCCATTAATGAGTCCACGGTTCTCATCAAAGATACTTACTCGACCTCTATTCCAGTTGTCTAGAACTAGAGTTGAAACCGAAGGAGTTTTTGTAGTTTTAGGAGGGTTAATCATCTCTTGATTCTCCATGGATCCATGCTTGCAATCCTAAGCCCTCTCTGGCGATTCTTCATACTTGTCATGGAATTCTGCGCAAGTGCCACCAGATTGCCATATTGACCAGCTTGCACAATGTCTGATCTAGCAATCTCGGCAGCTAACATGTAAATTAACCAATTAACATCATCGACAATAGCCATACTATCTACAGTAAGCTCCCTAAGTGATTCATAATATGGATAGATAAGCTCGCTTCCTATGAATTCCTTAATATAGTCGGCACTAAAGCTAATCTTTTTACCATCGGCGGAAGCATGGTAAATATCTTTTTTATGTTTAATACCAAATTCTTGCATTGATACTAACTCAGGAGTAATTATCCTGTCATCTACTGTTCTCATTCTAAGTGGTAAATAATTAAGCGGGGAACGGACAAGCTCACCGTCAAGCTCGTAGGTAGTATCATTTGTTAAAGAAATTACTTTTTCTCGCTCTAAACTTGCCCATCTTTCATTCGGAAGAATAATTGACTCATTATACCAATCTCTCTGCAAATCATTGAGAATACTAACATACTTACTATAGGCTGGTTCAGACTGTGCAATACTTTCGTCATCACCAGTCGCCATTTTATAAGCTTTCTGAATTATCTTATCTATTTGCATCTCTACCTTTCTAAGAAAAATACTGACAACTTTCAGCTTTCTCTTGCTTTAAGTTCGCCAGTATTTAGGTAGAACAAATATTAACTTCTTAGTTATATTTTACCACATTTATTACTTACTTTTTATAGATTTTACTTTTCCACTTAGTCGTTTAATAGCTCTAATGTTGGCTTTAGCAGCCGCTTTACGGTTGAAGCTAACTGAGGCTTTATTCCCGCTAGAGGATTGTAATGCTCCACGAATAAGCGACATAGTGTCCATCTTATATGATGGCGTACCCCCGCTCTTAGGGTTACTACTTCGGCTTCTATTGCTGGTCGTACTTGATAGGCTAATATTTCCATATCTATCTCTGAACTTGTTTCTACTGATGATTCCTGCATTCACTAGAGCATCTCCATAAGTCAAGATATTGTTTAGAACTTTGTTACCATCATCAGATGATTCGATAAGATTACGTAAATCATTCTTTCCAAGGCTATATAGATCTCTAGTTTCTTTCGTAAAATCTTTACCAACCTCTAGTTTTCTGAGTTTGTTTTGCGCCTCTATCTTACTTTTACGACTATATTCGCCTTTAGCAAGCTTATCCTCGTATTCTTTCTTGAATTCGTTATACTCATAGTTGTTCTCATTATATAGTCGATCTTTATTAGCTTGTTTAGTGCCTTTTAGAACTTCTTCTATATATTTATTGCCATTAAAACCTTGAAGTAATCCAGTTTGTCTATCACTTAGATTTTTCTTGACTTCATCTCCGCGTTCTAATTTACCGAACGTGCTCCCAATTTGCTTAAAGTCGCTATCGATAGCATTCTTAACCTTCTCTTGATCTTCTTTACTCAAGTTTTTAAAATCTGAATGATTCTCGAACTGCTTTTTGAGTTTTTCACCACTATCCATCGCCATCTTATATTGGCTATCTGCTCCAGCTGAACCGAACCTTCGATATGCTCCTTCAGTAAAGATACGCCCAATTCCGCCACCATCTTTTTGATTATCTGGATTATCTGTTAGGACCTTCGCCAAATCCTTACCAAGTCCGCCACTCCAGTTTGCGATAAAGTTATCAATAATTGGCGCGTCTACTCCAGTTAAGCTAGACAAGAACCTAGCCGCACCAGTAGTGTACTTAGCGCCTTTATCTTGTGGTAGCTTATTCTTATCGTAATCACTTACAATATCTTGCTTGGTAAACGTATTTGTGTTGGTGGCCGCCTCAATAAACGGTTTAATTGCAGTCGGCGTCAGTTGGTTAACTGGGTTTTCCGTATCTAGTCCAGTGAACACCTCAAAGATATTACCGGCCGTCTTTAATAACGCGTCTGGAGAATCTTTAAGATTATTCATTAAATCAGTTATAGGATAAAGAAATTGGGGAATAGGAATCTTGATCAGTCCATCAATACGACCTGTTTCCGGATTATATTTAGCGTCTTTATCAAAAAGTACTAAGTTCGTGCGCTTCTCGTAGTCTGATACTCGGTCATACAATTCTTTCTTCTTTTCGTCTGACTCGCTAATACCTTTTGCTGCCATTGCAATACCAGCCCAGGCGGCTAGTGCTAATGCCGTTCTAGCTGGTCGTTTAACAAATTGAGCTGTCATTTGTCTTCCACCCTGCACTCCTGCATTAAGGAATGGCACGATTTTATTGATAACCATAATTGATTCACCACCCCTAGAGAAGTTTAGAGTGTTATTACGTGCAGCTTGAGATTTAGCCGTAGTATCGCCATCCGTGCCAAAGTATTGTTGTGCACGAGTGAAATATTCGGTTCTACCGATTAGGTCATTAAGCGCATCAATTGGGTGTTTTAATCTATCTGCAGCTTTTTTACTTAACTTATGTTCTTTTTGGAGTTCCGTCATCAAATCACCCTGCTTATATCCATAAGTTTGACGATATTCACTGCCGATAATACCTTGACGACTAAGTTCAGCACGTAGATTATCTGCTTTTTCGCCAAGTCCAAAGGTAGCTAGAAAAGCTTTTGGCGTGCCTTTAATATTTGCCCCGATATTGCCCGTAATTGTGGTCTGTAATTGATCACGGACTAAGTTGCTTGCCGCAAATACTGGGTTTAATGATGTAGCACCACCACGAAGCGTTTTTGCTGGCATACTTAGGGCGTTGATAACCTTTTCTACTCCCTCTGGAAGCACACGGTTAAGGCGTTTCATTTCGCTCGCTACCATCTTTGGCACTTCATACGAAACCTTTTTACCGTTCTCCATGAAGTTTAAGGTGTCATAGCCTGCTCGTGGTTTCTGACCATCCTTTAGCCTATTCTCGCTAAAAGCATTCTCGGCAATCTTACGTGCTGCAACATTGCGTTGTCCTTCATTAATAATTCGCATGGTATTCGACATTGTAGCTTCAATAGGGTTAAGAATTGTTCTATCTGATCCTTTCATCTTCTTGATCACCTGTTCGCTACTAAGATTGCCTAATTGCTGTGAATGACCAGTAAAGCTGCTAACATCATCCATGAGACGCTGGTATGGAGTATAAGCTGTATTCTGATTTAATTTACTATGGAGTTCTTTAGAGATTAAGCCATTATCTTCCATATAATTTAGAAGTTGCTTATTGAAATTACGGTAAATTTTTTCCTGCTCTGTGAATTTCTTCTTGTACTTATCAATAATAGCTAAATCCATATCAAGATCACGCCCAGTATTGATACCTTGCTTGTGTAGATCCGCTGCATGACGTCTAGCAATTAGATATTGCTGGAATTGGTTGAGGTCTTTGGTGGACATCTTGCCAAGCTCAGATAGCCCGTTGTCGCGAATAAACTGTTGTGCAATCATATCAGAAGAACGAACCTTATCAATATCGTTCCTGATATCTTCTTTAAGAGCTTCTTTAGCTAGTTTGGATTCTTTATCATTACCCTTTGGCAAGTATTGCTCATATGCAGTAGAATCGTCTACTAAATGATGTCTTAACTGGTCTTTAACGTCTCTGATTTTTTGCATAAATCCACCACTCGTAGATTTCTTCTGATTTTCGACTTGGTTTTCTATATAATTTTCAACGTTATTTTCGTGTCTAGGTGTTTCTGTCTGTTCGGTGTCTGTTCGGTTTATCTCTGTTGAAGCTTCATTTTGGTTAATATTGCCGTCTAGCTTCATCTTGACATTATTGGAGTTTTGTGATAGAGTACTTGTATCGCCCCCACTTAAATCCCTGTTATGGGATTCGGGGGCTTTTTTGATACCGTTGATCGTATAGAATAATTTACCATTATCATTTAGACCAACATTTAATTTAACACTATATAACTCATTACCAATTTGAACGAAAGATTGTCTATATTCAAAACCACGATTTGCAAAAGAGTGATTCTTAGTATCTGGAGCTTCTCCAATTTTTTGAGAAACTCTGAGGATATCAGGTAATTCACCTGTCATTTTACCCTTTAATATTAATTCACTGATTGATTGATTTGGGTCAAGATATTTTTTACGACTCTTTGCGCTGATACGAGCAGTTCCATCCTTTCCGTAATCTAGATCATAATCATTTCCTTGATAATTGTCCTTAAAATACTGACTAATTACCTTTGTACGATTCTTTGGAGATACTCCTTGAAGGATATCATTATCTATATGTACTATATTTGTCTTTGGATCAATTCGATACGCCATCTGTGGCTTAGTGTTCAGAGCATAAATGTCCTGACCACGCATCGAATTTACGTGGTTATCTATCATATTAGCAAAATCACCGCGCTCTAACTTATACATAAAATTGTGAGCCGAATCTAACCTTGCGACCATATCTTTAAGATGATCTACAACATAATCAAACCAAGCTTTAACCTGGGCTGGGATGTTATTCTTTTTTGCATAATAATTCTCGCGACCTTTAGCTTTTGTCTCTGCATATTTGGCAAAATCATTAGCTAAGCGTTCCTCTGCGGCATAGCGCACATCATCAATATTGGTTGCATCTAATTTATGGCCTAAGATATCGCCATACCCTGATTTATTGGCCTCAGAAATAAGAGCATCCGCACCGTAGCTATTGATGATACTATTGATAGCATTATTAGCTAGTTTTGGATTCGCATCAGTTAATGCGTTGATCGCGATGTGAGCGGCTTCATGGTTCGCTGTAGACATTTTGCCATCTAAAATTGATACGATACCGTTTTTTAGATCTGCATAACCTTGTGCAGTGCGCGGAGTATCGTCTGATGTCTTAGAGATAATGTCATATTCGTTGCCAATGATTTTACGTAGGGATTGTTCTTGGAAGTTTCTGGTTATATTAGTCTCTTCATTCTTTTTAAAGCGGATTTTACCGGCCGCATCATCAACAGCTTTGTAGTATTGGAGTTCCCCCTTCTCGCCAAAACCATCACCAGTTTCTACGAACGGCTTACCAGTATATTCAGCTATTGCTTCGCTACGACCCAATGCCATTTGTTCTATTAATTCATCAGTCTCAGCTTGAGCTTTTATGTCTTCGTTTACCTTTTCTCCAGCCCAACGAACAAGCTCGTTAGCTTCTTTTGCACTCACCGTATTAGCTTTATTACTTTTTGTCTCTAATATATTATTGCCATATTTTTTAGCTATTTCTTTGTCTGGAGTGAAAAAATAGCCAGGATCGTCTGCGCGTTTAGTGAAATTGGTATCATTATAATAAATACCCCGTTCTTCCGACTGTTGCCCTCGGTATATTGGCATGCCGTTTTCCTCCACGAAATTAACTGGTAAAATGGAATCAGTCGGTGTTTTTTGCCTAGTGTAAGTTTCATAAAGATTATTAGCATTACTACCTGAATTATCTTTACTTATCTTATATTTTATTTCATTTTGTGCTTCTACCTTTGCTACGGCATTCTGTACTGGATTGGTCTGTGGGTTAATTCTTTGATCAATACTTTGTCTAATATTACTATTAAGTTCGCCGAGTTTAGTTTTACCGACATCAATACCAAGACTTGCTCCGCCCATAATTCCGCCACCTAAAGTACCAAGTGCTGCAGATTCGGGAACTTGATTCAATAGTTTTTCTGTCTTGAAGTTTCCATATTTATCATAATTATCAGTATCAGAAAGATTCTGTGCAATTTGCTGCACGCCTTCTTCTAGACCCTCTGAAGCAGCACCTTTGGCTAAGTCTTTTGCAATCCTTTTAGCTGCTTCCTTAAAACCAGCTCTTCCAGCTTCTGAAACCGCTTGTTTTGCTCCTCTTTTGAACAATGAATTAAGAAGTTTACCTGAAGCACCAGAAGGTAAACCAAAGGCACTAATGGCGGCATCTGCGCCAGAACCAAAACGTTGCAATCCATTTAGATCCTGAATAGTTCCATCATCTTGCATACGCTTGCCAGAAAGCGCATCAGAAATACCAGAACCGATCCCAGCTCCTCCTGCAATCATGCCGGCTGGAAGATCAGCTACGAAGCGTCCAAGATTAAAACCTTCGTCGGTCTTTCTTTTGCCAAGTAATGCATTTCCGACAAGCCCACCGATACCATCTTCGCCATCTGTCATGTTTTTGATGGTCCTAGCCGTGGCAAGACCCCACTCACCCATCGTATTAGAATTAATCGGTTTCTTGTCGATGGAGTTGATAGGAACAAACGCTTTTAGTGGTTGCCTATCAATCCCATGGCGCATAGCGAGCTGCAGTGTTGCCATTTTATAAGCTTCATCGTCAGTATAATCCCGTTTATATGATCCATCTGGATTAGAGCCTAATCCATCCGTAATTTTTTTCATTTCGTCTGTGAGGATTTTACGGCGTAGTTCCTTGTCTCTTCTGTCTGTATCGCCGGTAAAGCTGCCCCAAAACCTACCAAGACTGTCACGTTCGTTATGATAACGATCGTTAATTTGCTTAATGGTGTTATTAATGTCGTCTTCGTGTACAGCCGTATTCTCGATCCTTGAGCTTCCACCTAACGTGAATTTATTGCCATTGGGCTTAAAACGATTATTAAGATCTAACTTCAGCCCAGAAGTATTGTCTTTTGAAAAATCTGTAGCGTCATTTACTGGCTTAGTACTTGGAGTCAACGCGGTTGTCTTAAATGAATAATCTGGCTTTGCCTCAAAGTTCGTGCTTGGGTTAAACTTAGTACTATTTAGATCAGTTTGAGAAGATAGCGTATTTGGTTGAAAATTAGATTGAGATGGTTGTGGTTGCCAATTAATTTGAGTATTATTTTCCTCATTCTGTTTCTTTTTCTTGCCAAATAAGCCTCCGAAGAAGTCTCCAATACCTTTAAAAAAGTCCATCTCTTACTACCCTTTCTTGGCCGATATAAAAAAAGCGCCAAAAGATTAAATTAATATCTTCTAGCGCCTGTATTTGGGTAGCTATTCTTATTCAATTATATCATACTGGAATCATTTCACCTCTTATATAAACAGTTTGTGAGTGATGATTTGTTCAAAAAACAAGCTTCACTTCTTAATGCCATTCCAAGATCAGATTTAGATGAAAAAGGGAATATGTAAAAAGTCTTGCATTTTTAATAATACTGGTGTAACATTCCAACTGGAAACTAGCAAAAAACAAATTCTCAAGACCTATTTTTGGGTCTTGAGTTTTTTCCTCCAAAATATCAATATTGTACATTTTCGGAGGTTGCACTTTTTATGTTTGTCTTAAATGAAAAACGCATACAAGCTATGAGATTTTCTTTAAAAGAAGCTTCGTACTTAATCAAGAATGATAACTTTTTACCTAAGTTCCGTAATCGCCAGAAGAATTATCCAGACGAATGGAATAAATCAGTTGAAATAGCGAAAAAGAAAGATAATCCTGAACACTATTTGGCTGTAGTTTGGGCTAAGGATAACATTAAAAAATCCTTAGAGTGGCTCAAGAAACTTATTAATATTACTCGTAATAAATTAGCTGCTCTAAAGGCTAAGATGGACCAGAAGGCTTCTCAAGGGCTTAGATTAAAAGATATGGATTGTGAAGTTGACTATAATCCAGAGGGTCGAGCTAAATATGAGCGTATGCTTGGTGGATTATTCAATCTAAGATAATTTATTTTATAAAGATAATCTTTAAGAATTACCTGCGAAGGTAAGTTCTCCTATTATCTAGTTAAATTATTAAAAAATAATCGATATAACTATTCAACATAGATATACTCATAGATAAATATTACAAGAATAAGGTATTTACAAAATATAATAAAAGTTTTGTAATATATAAAACCTCACAGGGAACTTATTAAACTAAAGAAAAAGCACTCTATATAGAATAAGAATCTTATTCTTATTTTTTATAAAGAATTTCTATATAGAACTATTATTTTAATATTTTTTAATTCTATATAGGACAGAAAAATACCAATTTAATGGAGGTAGGAAAGATGTAACAGAATGAAAATCAGCACTGCATTCAAAATATACGAAGAACAATATATTGAAGTTAAAAATCAATCTTTACGAACACTAGAAATGAGTAGGCTAGCGGCAAGAAATTTAGTCAAGTTTACTGGAGACATAGATATCGAGAACCTGACTTTAAATCATATCTATCTCTGGAAGAAAAATCTAGCTATCAACAAAACAGAAAATACTTGTCGCGGATACATACTAAAACTTAGAGTTGTAATCTCGTTTCTATATAAAATCAACCACAACTGCCTAAATCCAGACCTAATCCCAGTCCCCAAAAGAGAGCCATCATTACCAATATTTCTGACTAGGGAAGAGGTATCTCATATGATTCAATCTGGACACAATAACCGTACTAAGTTCATCATTTCACTACTTTACGCTTCAGGAATTAGACTATCAGAACTTATTAAGCTTAATAGAGGACAAATTATCGATAATAAATTTACAGTAGTTGGTAAAGGTAAAAAACCAAGACTCTGCTTTATTGATGAGCGAACGAGATATTATATGGAATTATATCTTTCTGAGAGAATAGATAATTCAGAAGCCCTTGTTGTATCTTATGAGAATAAAACCCGAATGACCGCTACAAATATTCAGTTGCTTGTTCGGAATGCAGCAAAACGAGCTGGAATCAAAAAACATGTTACACCCCACACGTTGCGGCACAGCTTTGCAACGAACTTTTTAAGAAACAACGGTAATCTTAGATACTTAAGCACGCTATTAGGACATTCATCTTTAGATACTACTGCCATATATACACATGTAGTTGATAATGATTTAGAGCAACAATATCAAAGATATCATAGTATTTAGCCTTGATAAAAAAAATAGATGATGTTAGTATATCAATAACTGATGAATTCACTTCAGCTAGTTTCGTTAAAATTTCTTTCATCTTCTCATATTAAGTAGAGCACTTCCATGGTAAGGAAG